GTTTGTTACTCTACCAAGCTGGTTACCGTATGGTGTTTTCGCAAAACTGTTAACAAAATCAGAGAAAAACTCTGTTTTCTTTTTAACACCATTTAATGTTTCTGCTCTTGTTAATGCCATTTTACGCCCCTATAAAAACGTCTGATGAACCGCTAGTGATTTCATGCGCCGCATACAAACTACCTTTAAATGCAGCTTTTTTACTATTTACAAATACTGTTCCTGAACAATTAGTATCCATCGTGGGCGCATGAGGAACACAAGAAGGACCTACTGGATAAGTATGAGATGCAACTGCGTCCCCAAAACGAACCACTCCATCACCATTAACTATTACATCAGGTGAACATGCGTCAGTTACAGTAGTTGCATCGCAACCATGACCTGTATTTACTGAATCTGTACCATTTCCCCTAGCTGCTTCTGGCATTTTAATTCCTATGGGTTAAGATCAATTTTTGCAGAAACCATAGTAATAACAGAAGGTTCTATAACAATCGTGGACCCACCAACCTTCAAAGTTATTTTAGTTTTTGCTTCTATTAAAATATCTTCTGCTTCTGCACTAATTCTTATGTGACCGCTATCGGATTGCATATCTATTCCGCCGCCATCTTGAACAAAAAGTCCAAAATCCCCTTTTACCATTTCAAAATTTTGACCAGTTATAGAACGAACAACATCGCCTTCAATATTTGTATGATGACTACCTACAAATTTTTCAACAATATCACCAGTAGTCGTTGTATAGCTTTTACCTCCTGGGACAATTTGATATGTTCCTTCCTCTGAACCTCCAATTTCTTTTGTAGACCCTACATAAAAAGTTCCGCCAGCAGCAGAGCCAGAATCGCCCATTACATTTGAATTTTTAGTACCCTGTGCACTCTCATCAACTGGACCATCGTTATTTTTACTAGAACTACCAGCATTATGTCTTTCGTGATGCGTGTGGGAAGTTACCATACCACCAAACGAATCTGACACTTCTTCTGTTTCAAAACTACCATCATGGTTTACTTTAGAAGTAAACGAATCATTTGGCTTACTAGGATTAGCATGCTTAGTGGTCGCACGCCCAAGAACATCAACATCCATGTAAAGAAAAACTGGATGTTCGACTGATTTTTCTTGAGCAGCCGATTCTGGGATTTTTTTATTCGGGGGTTCTGCCATTATACACCTATATTTTTCAATAAACTAGAAGTTGCAACAACGGCTACTGATGTAACCCCAGCTATTTTAAGAGCATTAGATATATTAGATCTAGAAGCACTTGATCCCATAGCCAAAGATGCTATAGACGGTATCGTCATACCAGCAGTTTGTAAAACTGAACTTAGACCATTCACGGCTCCCAGAGCAGAGGTCAACCCTCCGATTGAACCAAGAGAAGAAGTTAAATTTGTAACAGCAGAAATACCACCAAGAGATGGAATCAACGAAGGAATCGATATTCCTAAATTATTTAAAGTTCCTGCTAATCCAGCTACCGCTGCTAAACTCGCAAGCCCAGGAATTTGTAATCCTGGTAATCCAGGAGGTTTTAACGCAGTTTTAGATTTATTGGTCATCACAGTTAACATCGCCATATTTTTAGAAAACCCTTCTAATGATTTAGATACGTTACCAGTATTTAAAACAGATTTAGGTAAGAAATTACCTTTTGCTAAATTAACTGCAACTCCTGCAGCGCCCAATAAAGCTGGTAAATTAGACATTAAAGAAGAGCTACTTCCTTTACCAACAGCGCGATCCATACCATTATTTGTATGAAGAATTTTATGTTTATCAAGAATAGTGTTCAATATAGTCGGAGTTAATTTAAATTGAGTAACATTTATGACCTGAGCAGCGAAATAGTATTCGGGATATTTGAAGTATATATCTAAATCTTCTGCTATTCCCTTTTCGGCTAAAGCAAGACACTCGTCATCTACAGAAGTGTATGGATAATCTTTTGTTGTTCTTCTAATATAAACTTTCGTTTGATCTTCTTTTATATATTCTATGTATCCTTGATATGGATCATTATCAGACGTATAATATTGTTTTACTGATAAAGGAGGAACTAAATTGAAATCGGCGACTAATAGATTAGCTGGAGGAACCTTTGTCCCATAAATTACAGGCGGAGTTGGCTTAACTGGGATATTTGTTTCTCCAAAAATAATTGCCTTCTCTAATAGTTTCGAAATTGCGCCCTTTACAGTGTCCTGATATATAGGACTTATCTGATAGAAACTATTATTTTCAAAAACTTTATCTAAAATTTGTATAACGGTTTTGTACGTATATTTTTTACACAAAATACAAAGAGCTTCTGAAAAAGCATCGGTTACAACATTAGCCTGCGTAGTTGTTAAAGGAGCGCCCGAAGGTGAAGCATTTGCTATGTTCATTATAGATTTAACAGCGGCGAATTGCTTAACCATATTAGCGAAAGCCTGAGCCTTACCAGATGGATCCACCTGAGCTATTTGCTTGGCGAGATCTAATCCTGGTTTCGCAGAAGCTGTCGTTGGTAAATCTGCCTTCGGAGCGTTTTTACTACGTGTTGTTTCTAGAGCTTTTGGGCCAGTTCCATTTGGTACACTTTTACCTTCTGCAAATTTAGCATCTTTACTTTCGGTTCTTTTTACTTCTTTACCGTCTAGACCAGCTTTATTATTTGCAAGGTTCTTATGTTGATCTTTGCCAGGAGCACCTGCTGGACTATCGATACCATACTCTATTTTTTTTAACTTATCAAACGATTCGTCTGAATTTTCTTTACTTACTGCCATTATTAGCCTCCAGAATCTAAAGCGCCACGAGCAAACGACCCAAAAATAATTGGGTATTGCTCTGAAGTGTCGTTTTCAGCAAATGATATAATAACCCTGGAGCCAACTATCAAACCATGCGGTGTTGCTCCAACCTTTTCAGTCGCAGCTGATGTAACAGGCTGTAGAGGTAACGCCCAAGGTAAATTATCGTCTTTCATATTTTGTTCATCATTTTGATAACCGTATTTTCTAACTTTTACTCTACCAGATCCAAGAGGATCCATTATATCTCTTACTTCAGCGAAATAAAAATTACCCATTTCCGTCCCCACCTTCTTTAAATCCGCCCTTAATAACTCCTAATAGCATAGTATATCTTGGAGATTGTCCTACAGGTTTAATTTTATGTTTAATTGAAACTACCAGAGCTTCTGCGTTAAATTGAGTTTCACCAGCTGCATTTTCAAAACTTGCCTTTTTAGGTATTTCTAATTTTACGATACTTCCTAGTGTTATTGCTGGATTACCTACTACTTCTAAAGTAGCATGGTTTTGAGTAAGGTGTGACATAAAATCGAGTCTATTTTTTCTAGCTTCTGCAACACCAGTAGATGTTTTATCATTTGCGGAATCTTTTACTGTATGAACAGGAACAGAAGTAGCATTTGTTGGTGGTGTTTTGTAAGTTGGAGTTCCGGCAACAGTATACGTTTTAGGTTTTTGAGCTACTTGATCCGCTTTCCCAGTTGTAGGATTATAAGAATATTGTTCAGCCTTACTAAATTGCCTTGTTGGAGTAAAAAACGAATCAGACACATTAAATGACAATATCGCATTTTGTTTTTCGTTTTCGGAGCTACCATTATCTAAAGTTGTTATCTGTTTTAAAGTTGCAACTGGAGACTGTTTGAAAAGATGCTCAAATGTAGCAAATATGTATTTTTGAGTTCCGTTTTCTGATCTTTGGAAGCAAACAAATGCAGAAGATTTATTTTGTTGTGAAACATGTTCATTATTTAAGATTTGAAGACACTTAAGAGGGTGTTGATTTTTAAATTCAAAACGTCTTTGACCTTTTGTTTGCTCTTGCATATCCACTTGTTTATCTGTTTTATATCCCTTTTTTAAAATTTGTTCTACCATTTTACTTGTTGGCTCTGTAGCACTGTATTTGAAATGGTTTCCTTGAGCACTAAGGAATTCTGAACAAACTCCTCTAACATCATAAATTTTATTTTTTAAAGAACCTTCGTGACTATCAGCAGAATCTTTTAAGTTTTTTGGGGTTAAAAATTTGAATTTAAATCCTGCTTGCTTACCACTGTCTAAAGTTGAAAAAACGATTTCAATATCTTTATCGAAAGAACCATTCATTTTAGTTTTACCCATAGCATCGCTATGATCTATAACTTGTATTTCGCATGCAGCGCCATAAGTATTAAGTATATCTTCTATTATATTAATTTCGCCATAGGTAGCCTGATTGAAATCTGTTAGATCAATATCTCCTACTTTAAGTTTGGATATCTTTATATCACCAACTGGCATTTTATACCTTCATCAAATCTTTTAGATTATCAGATGCTTGTTGAGCAAAAGCAGCATCAACTACCTGAACTGTTTTATTAAATTCATTTTTACCATATTCATATTCAAAATATGTTACTGGAGACCAATATGCTTCTTCATCAGCGGGTATATTATTAACTAGAATTTCAATAGCAGATGGAGATGCATAAGCTTCACTTTCTGTACCTTGTATGTAGCACGAAGACGGATCTATAATTTCATTATAATAACCAGAAACGTGTTGAAGATGTAATTCATTACCTGAAATAAACAATACTTGACCGAATCCAAATATATTATTAGTAAAAACTATATTACAAATTTCGTCTTTGATGAATTTATTAGCAGTATCTTCTAATGGTGTAATAGTGTATTTTACGATTTTATTAGTATTCATAATCCAATCTTTTTGCTTTCTCTTGTAAGAAGCAATAATGTTATTATACCCAAGAACGGGTTCCCAGTATTTTCGTTC